TTGAAATTTATCTCTCATTGTAATAATAGACCATATGAGTGTTAAACAAGACGAACAGTGTGAATGGTGTGAAAAACAAGAAAAGTTGCTTATAAAATGGGCAGAAAAGGCGGCTGGATACCGCTGGTTACATAATCACGCACGCCTATTTTACAAGAAACAGAATGATTGGTTAGCCTACCCGAGTATAGTTATAGCGAGTATAACAGGTGTCGGTGGTTTCGCTGTGTTAAATCCGAGTGGAAACGATGGGGTATCAGACGAAACAAAAAATAACATTATGATTATCCAGTATTTTTTCGCATTTCTAAATGTTTTGGCGGGAATACTTACGTCTATTAGTAAATTTAGTCAAAGTTTAAGTCTCTCAGAGGCACACTCCGCACAGTGTGTACAATGGTCTAAACTCTATAGAAGTATTGATATGGAACTCTCTCTCGATGTCAAGCATCGGGATAATGTGGTTGAGTTTATTATGAAATGTAGAGAAGATTACGATAAACTTCTCGATGATTCACCAGATATACCAGCTATTACTATCCAAGCTTTCTTAGTACAATTTCCCGATAAAGAAAACAAACCGGATGTCTGTAATGGCCTCTCTATTGTGGTGAGTGATGATGCAGCATCACTTACTGGTTCTAAACATACAGTTTCCAGATGGTTGGGTGCATTTAACGGAGCTAGACGTAGAAGTAGGGACGGGGTATCCCGAGAGGACCTAAATAGAATGGAGAGTGTTTAAAATATTACTATAAGTAAAATGAGATACATATTGATAGTGATTTTACTGATAGTTTGTGTGTATGCGACTACAACCAATCATGTCCACTTTATTCAGACGGACGAGGTTGTTGATAGTGGGTTCCACATATTTGATGCATTCAACGAGAGTGAGATCAATTATATTTTGGGTCTAGTTGATTCCAAGAAGTATGTAGAGGCTAAAAAGTTTATCCATGATCATCCAGGTGTTCTAAAGAAACTTCATACCATATTGGGTGAGGATTATGTATTTACTGACTACATTTTCTCGATAGAAAAGTCAAGTGTATCTACGTGTCATCGTGATGAAAATGGTTCTATGTTGAATCCCAAAATGAAACACCCTTCTTATACAATCATCTTCTTTTTGGAGGAGATGAAGTCATGCCTGGATGTGATACCCAAGTCCCACAAGGAGAGGAACAAGATTTACATAACTAAATCAATCAAGAGTGTTGGGTGTGAACCTGGACAAGCTGTTTTATTTGATGCGAATCTGATTCACTCCGGTGCCATCAACGCTAAAAATGACAATAAGAGAATCCAAATGAAGGTGACTCATAAAGAGGATTTAGAAAACATTGGAGAGTTTGACAAACAGTATTACCGTGTTGGTGATGCTTCCAAGGATACTTCCGATAAGAATACCCTCTTCTATAGGCGTATGTCTTGCTTTTTACCTGGCATCTCTGATATTACCGCGAATGGTAACAACATGCCCGAGTTCATGAAGAAACTCTACAAGAAACTTGTATACGGAGGTGAAAACAAATATGAACTCAAAGTTGTTAAACCTGATGAGTAAATTTTCTCATATATTGTAATGGACAGTTGTTATTATTACAGGGAGTACCGACTTCCAAAAGGTAACTTAGATCCTAGTGTAGATTGTACGTATGTACTCATCATGCATGATTCTCCAAGGGAGCATCAAATATATCAGCACATCATGAAAGCCGAACCAACTTCAAGGGTTATTTTTCAATACAACTTTGGTTACAAGAAGTGTGAAAAGTCTTTGCGTGAAAATAAACCAAATATTGATTTGGAAGACGCATATAAAACTGTGTTTAAACATGCACTTGATAATGGTTACAAAAGAACTCTTGTATTAGAAGACGATTGTGAGTTTGATGAACGTATCAGAGATCCAGAGGTTGTTGAAGATTTAAACACATTTTTCATAGAGAAAAATCCCGACATTTATAACTTGGGAACTACATTCGGGTTTCCACTTCCAACAGATGTGATTGCAGGTAAAACACATCAACTCTTAATGTACAATAGTGCTTCACATGCAGTTGTATATAGCGATAACTATATGAAGTACGCAATAGATCATAATTTTATGGGTGGTCATTCTGATTTTGAGACAAATAGACATCTTTCCAAATATACTTACAAGTTCCCACTCGCATATCAAAAAGTAGTGGAAACTGAAAATGCAAAAGAAGGTTGGGGTAGTGCTTATTTTTTATTGGATAATCTCATAGTCAAACCATCTGGTATAGATAAGAATGTCCAACCGGGATATGATAACATAAAGAAGGCCTATGATTACATTAGCGTTATTTGTTTTTTGTCATGTATATTTCTCACGATTTACTTAATTAAAATGAAGATGTAGTGTAAGTTTGAATGTTTAGAGAGATGTACAAGGACCCAAAATTCATAGGGGCTCAAACATCACCACCAAATACAGTCACTATAGATGGCGTTGAATGTTATACACCAGAACATATAACATTTAGATCAGAAGCCATAATTGATAAACAGATGAAATTGCTTAAAGGTACAGATCGTGGTAAGGATAAGATACGAGAACTCTTCTTAGAAACCATGGTAAAACAGCGAGGACGATTTACTGTGACAGTTTATGAGTTTTGAGCCCCTGTAGTGAAACGGTCTTATCACATGATTCTTATACCATGCGTATGCCAATAATGGAGTAACATCCAGTTAAGTGAAGTCAAATTCTGGGTTCGATTCCCAGCGGGGGTATTTTTATAACGTTTTTCCTCGTTACAACAATACTTTAGCAAGAGCTTCACGTGCCTCTTCTTCTTTTTTGTCTCAGATATGTATAAGATGGAAGAAGAGAGTATAACACTTCCCAAACCACCAGAAGGGTGTGAGTATAAAATTGTTCGTAAGAAACGTGTAAATAATGTAGATAGAGATACATCTAATCTAACTCCAATTCAATTGTCAAAACTCAAATACAGAGAACAGAACAAAGACAAAGTGAGAGAACAGAACAAATCGTATTACGAGAGAAACAAAGAAACAATCAAAGAGCAAAAGAGGTTGCAATATGAGGACAAAAAATCTGTTCCACCTTCCGATAAGTTTTGAAAAAACTATTTTTTCATATGATCAAAACTTCAGAAGTATACATTAACTATAAAATTTTCTATTAGTAATAAATTTAGAAATTATCGGAAGATGGTACAGATTCTTGACCAGATTAATCATTTTTATAAACATTTCTTGTATGTTTATAAAAATGGTTGTATATAGTAGATGAAATACATTGTCATAATATTATTAATACTCGTATTTGTGGTACCATTTCTTCTTTATAAGAGAAAGGTGGACGATATAGAGTTAAACTGTGATGTCAATACCCGGGGTGATCAGGTCACCAGAGGGGAAGGGTTTGTAATCGTTGAAGATATTTTATCTGAAACGTGTCGGCAGAAACTCGTTGATACATTTTTAGGTAGGGCTAAGAAGAATAAGAACTTGAATGAAGATGTAAAGTTAAACTTTTATTCGAATGAAAAGTTTTTGAAGCAATTGTCACAAGTTGTTGGTGAACAGTTATACCCCGTTAATTCCCTAGATTTGCAGAGGTGCTGGCTTCGTTATTATTTCGAGGGTATGAAGGCACAGTACTATGAAAACTATCACCATGATATAAAGAGATATGGACCAGATGTTAAACAATATAGATTAGTGATTCCAATTCATGATACGAGTGATACAGTGTTTTCTATAGAGGGATATGATGCGTTTCCTTTCAAGGAGAATATGGGTGTATTTTTAGAAGCTAATAATTGTTTACACAAAGTTCAGTTTAAGACTGGTGAACGGTTACTCCTCATCATGGACTTTATCAATAAACCATGTGATGACCGTCTTAGTCACTATACATGTAGAAATGTCAATGGATATTTGAATTGGTTTAGAGACGTTTTATGGAGAAATATATCCTCAAAATATTATAAGATTGTTAATTCATAATGTCTCTCCAGTACAATATCAAAATTAGAGATACAACAACACCTCAGGTTTTGGATTCCATGTTCACACATGCATGGTCCTATAAGAAACCAGTGCATTTCATGATAGATCTCACCGAGTGTAAAAAGGTTTCAATTGGGAGGGTCCTTTCCATGAAGGAAGTCCTAGATCGTCATCGTCCAAATTCAAGAAGATATGTAGATCACAGTGTTATCTTCGTGAAATCGCGGTTAGCTAAGTCTATATTGAGTATGGGTCTCTCAATCATCAGAACTGAGAGACCTGTATACATTAGGAACTTATAGATTTAAAATGATATACATATATAATGGCGATTGACAAGACTGAGAAGGATAAACTCACCGATTCCGAGAAGAAGAAAATCAAACAGGAGAACAAGGCGAAGGCGAACCCCAAGAAGGCTGCTGAGAAGAAGGAGAAGAATGATGCGTGTCGTGAGAAACGAAAGGAGGAGGGAACTACCAAGTCATTTGCTTAACCTAAGTGAAACCAAAACTATATAAAATCTATAAATGAACTCCCCTAAGGAGACTTTCAAAAACGCCACGGCAATCTTGAGTCTCGTTTGGAGCGTAGGAAAAGTACAGAATTATGTCCGTCGCTAGATTTCGTTTGGCTGTCCTCGGTCGTCATTTTAATACTATGACCCTCAGCGAGAACATCTTGTTCCCCACGGCTAAAGTGTATCTAGATGTACACGAAACTTTGGTTTCAGGTTACACGATCCAAATGGATGTTAGACACGACGAGAAGATTGTTAATTTTGTCACTGAGGCTATGTGTCTCAATGAGAAAAGAAATATTTATCTCCCACAAAAGCGGTTAATGCGTGAGATGTACCCGGAATATATGATTACAGAGAGACACACTTAATACCCCCATTTGACATCTCGTGGAGTTGCAGATGGATGGAGTTTAGAAAAGAACTCTTTACGACCGTGTTCATGGTGACCAATTGTGCTATGGTGAGTCCGATCAATCTTCATGTACCGACGCATATCTTTGTAATAGACTCTAGCACCTTTAGCTATGAGATCTTCGTGTTTCATATCAATGTGGTTATCCATGGGTAAAAAATGCTTTATATAGCCTCTCATATTTTCAACGTTAACGAGGTAACATTTGGTACTGGAGATCCATTTGACCTTTTCTAACTTCCCATCTTGTTTGTCGGGAAGACGTGAGAGACAATGGAAAAAACACATTTCAAATTCATCACCCCTTTCATCTATGACATTCTGTATCTCTTTATAGAGACGATTGGATTTTACAAGTACATTGTCTTCAAAAATAACTGCATATTTCAACCCCTGGTCAAAACATCGGTCGTAAAACTCTAAATGACCCATGAAGCAGCCAATAGCACCCATGTTAAAATATGTGATGTCGGGCCTCTTCACACTATTGTCGTAGTGCATTTCTACAGCTTTTTCGAAATATTCACCCTCAATCATGTGTTCAAACTTTCTTGCGCTTTTGATATCCCGTGTATCTGGACCATATATGATTTCAATTGGCACTTCAGGACTGTGATGTTTCATGAAACGTTCTCTTCTCTTTTCCTCTTTTGGTACAGTCAATAAAAAACACTTGTAATCGTATTCTTCTATCTTAGTAGTTCTCTTACTGTAGAAGAACACTAGTACTATCACGAGTAACACAATGAGAAGTGGTAACATACCTACTTAAACATTAGAAAATAGTTTAGAATAAGATGAACCTCGTTGATGGCATTGGGCTGACAAGTGCAATACTAATTGCTATTATGTTCATACCCCAAGTACACCATGTGTACAAGGAGAAGGATACCAATGCGATTGATTACAAGTTTCTTGGACTGAATATGGTAGCGAGTTCTTTGGGTCTCATATATTCCGTGTATTACAGTGTGATTCCAATGATCATAGCTAATACATCCGCTGGACTTTTTTCAATAACGTTAATCGGATTTAAATATATAAATGAGGTTAAAGAAAAGAATCAAATTACTGATATAGTAGCTGAGGCTCCGGCTCCTATGGTGTAGTTGGTTAACACTGTGGACTTTGAATCCACCACCCCAAGTTCAAGTCTTGGTAGGAGCTTGATATTCCTCTCTTAGCTCAGTTGGTAGAGCAATGGACTGTAGTTCCATTTGTCACCTGTTCGATTCAGGTAGAGAGGACCCATTCCCCCATAGCTCAGTTGGTAGAGCGCGCGACTGTTAATCGTGAGGTCACCGGTTCGAACCCGGTTGGGGGAGTTAGTTGCTTTTACAAAGTGTTTTCCATTTTGTAAAAATAACCTATCGTATTATATAACTATGAATCCACTTTGGAAATGGATGCGTAGTAATATTGTTAATCTATCATTTTCCACCAATAAAGCTTGAGGTCAGGGGTTCGAAACCCTTTGAGTGCACAATTACTTTTACTAGTTGGAAAATGTCAACTAGTAAAAGTAACTTAAAACTGTATGTACATTGTATTTCAATGTTGAGTGTAACACAACTTCTGTTCCAACCCGTCGTCTCCATTAAACGACGTTTTGGTGGACGACATAACGCTACAAGTTTGGACGCTCCACCACCACCTGTTGACTCCACGAACGAATGGAAATTTGGTCCCTATTCATGGAAAGCCATTGTTGAAGCTAAAAACAAAGAAGGGGGGGTTGATAGGACCTTCATAGGATACAGTCAGGATATGAATATCACTATGAAGACTCAAGTTGCATGTGATAGACACAAGGCATCCGGTACTGAGTGTGGAGAGGCTGAACTCGTTATGAAAGGTGGTGAATGCGACGAAGTTATTTACATGAAAACGAATGGCAGTGATAAACTTATTAATCTTACTAACCCTTTTGTTTAGGGGTTAATTTTAATAGGTGGAACATCTACACCTTTCTCTTGAGTTGGAAAATATGTTCAACGATAATCGTACAACCTAATAAGGTCAGTACAGCGTTGTCGTATCTCACACCGTAACCCATGAGTACAAACCCCCATAAAAACGCTAGGAGATCTGTCATGGGCGAAGCCATGTAACTACAGTTTGTCTCTGTGGGTAGGGACGCTTCCATCATCTCGTAATATGCATACCCCAAAAGGACTGAAAAAAGTATGGCGTAAAAGTGTTTCATCTACAATTACGCGATATTAAAAAAATACTTCTATTTAAAACAAATGAATCTTAAAGATCTCAAAGATCATTGGAAAATCATTCGTAAAGAGCTTGATGATTTACCAATGAATGAATTTATTAGTGATAAACCTAGACCAACTGGTCAATGGGAAGGTAGTGATACAATGAGAAAAATCTTAAGTGATTATTCGGCTGGTAAGTGTGGTTGGCTTAAGGGAGGGCAAGATCATGTTCAAAATGATTGGATTAGCTGGCCGTTTTATTGGGAAAATGTGGCATTATCAGGTAATTGCGCTAAATGCCCAGAAACTTTCAAGTTACTTTCTCAGATACCGGGTATTCGTATTGCTGGTTTTGCCCTCATGAAAGGTGGTGTACAGCTAGAAGAACACGTAGATCCCAGTGGTCCTAATTACAGGTTCACTTATCATCTAGGTCTTAAATGTCCGGACGACTGTTATTTACATCATTGGAGTATGGGTACTGTAAAAGAAGAAGATGGTAAACATATCATATTAAATGCAAAATATCCCCATTGGGCTGAAAATAAGTCTAAAGAAGACCGTGTGATTCTTTACATTGAATTTTATCACCCGAATCAAAAAAATGTAGTACACCCAACGCTGTTTAAAGTACCTGAATATCATGGTCCACCCAACGACGAAGACTGATATCACTCTCTTCACACCACGGGTATACATCCTCACCCACAAAATTTATAGCCTCCACACCACCTTCAATGCATTCTTTACACGTCCCCATACTGTCATCAATTATACAACCAATGCCTAGAGCGCGACAAACGTCAATCTTCTTGATTTCATTGTCTGTGAAACTATTTGTGAGAATGACATCATCAAAAACACCCGGAAAGAAATGATCAATCCATATTTCAGTGGGTTCCCTAACAATTTCTTGACGACCCGTAACGATATACATCTTATCAAAGATTGTATACAAGTTATTCATAGCGAGTTGGGAACCCTCAATGGGCTTCAAATTACGAAAGTCTTCCGACATGTAAAAATCGTGAAGTATTACTTGAGATTCTTCTTCTGTGCAATTAAAAACTTCTCTATAAAGGTAATTGTATTTTTGATTTTTAGGTAATTTAACTCCCCTCCTCTTGGACATAGGTTTCAAAAAGTGTACGAGGACTTCATCTACATCTATGGCAATTTTGCTGTTCATTTCTTTACCTTAATATTATTCGTAATCTCTAATACACACACCGACAGGGAATCTGGGTACACCGAGGGCTGTCAGGTTTTGAAAACGCACAGTGAGCATCTTTCCAATGTATTTCTTATTGTTCTTGTAGTCCTCCTCGCGTTGGAGGATGGTACCCTCGGGTCTGACGGTGAACCCCCGATCATCTTGGGTTTTACAGACCCAAACAACAGCGTCAGCGTCACGACCGTGACCCGTCTTGGCACCAATGATTTCATATTCCTCGGTCTGGAAATCCTTGTGCTTGAGGAGGTAGTTGCTTCGTTGACCAACCTCGTACACACTGAAGCGATCGCGAATCATGGTACCTTCATGTCCTTCTTCAACATGCTTCTGATGCATGAGAGGAAGATCCTTCTTGGATTTTACGAGTGTCGTTTTGACATATTCGTAATGAGGATTGTAGATAGAATCCTTTACATAC